GTAGCGAACGCACATGTCTGCGATCCTACGGTCATACACGTTAATGTACTGGCACTTGTCGGTCCTCGGGTGCGGGCTAAACACTGGACCGTTTTTGGAGCCTATCTCCTCGCAGAGATATTGAATCTCAGATAGAACTGGGTTATCTGGGCACACCGATAGGTGTATCCCATTGGGTTGCCGTTTCTTGTCCCTTGTGATGTGTCCGTCTGCAAGGTAATACCCAATGATTCTAGCTTCGGATTCGGAAACTTCCGCAGACTGACCTGGCAGACCTTGGTGTACTGGGGCCGTGAGCATCTTGTCTTCAAGACACCTTGCGTGAACCCACCCGGGTAGCAGATCAACATCTGATCTCCAGACCCCAGATGAGTCTCGGACAGCACTAACGTCTACAGCCCAAAACGGGTGCTCGACAGTGGCGTGCATCTCCGGTTCCCCCTCAGGACGGATGGCGAAGAAGGTTCCTGTGTATGAGCGCCTGTGTGTCTTTGTTACTCTTCTTGCCCGACCTTTATGTGTGAGGACATTGTCCCCGATCTGGATATCTTCGATGGGTTTCCGCGTCCCATCCGACATCGTAATGAGGGCGCCTGCGCGAAAACACCCCATGCTGACGTCTGCTCGTTCCCCGTTTCGGATGCGGGACAGTATGTTCTGGTGCCCCTTCTTCTCGGCCTCCTCGTTATGGATTCGAAGAACGAGCTCTATCCGCTTCATTCGTGGGTTTGGAACGGCTAGTGCAACATCACCAAACCCAAGCTGCGTGGGGTCCGTGTTCCGGTGGTGGGCGTAAACCGCCGCATTGTAAAAGCACGGGTACCCATGCGGCCAGGCCTTTCCGCGCATTCGATCTAAGCCTGGTGTCTCGCCAATACCGTCCCAGTCGTGCAGTAATCCATTGAAATCCAGATGGGGGTTGTACCCGTAGTAGTCCTTGTTCGAGTTTGCCCCGTAGAACTCGGAGTACCCCATCGCATTAACCAGGACATACGTGTACTTATCACAGGGTTTGAGGCCGCCTACGAAGCGCTGCACCTCCGGCAAGATGGGACTAGCGGTCTTGATCTGCTCACCGGGGATAAGGGTCTGGATGAGGAGTTCGCCGTCCCTTTCCCCACTAAACCGAGACCATTTGATCATCGCCATAGGATGATCTTAAATCTTTGGCAGAAAGGGGGAACGCACGTCGTTGATATCTGCCCCTTCGTGCACCTTTTGCTTGGCGAATGTGATCCCTTGTTCAAACCCCTCCCGGGCTTTGTGTTTGGCTTCCGCCTTGTCGCGCTTGTCCTCTTCCCGGATTAGCTGATTCTGATACCCCTCGCCCCCGCGTTGGATCAGCTCGCTCAGGTTACCCCCAATAGCGGAGATTCCGGACGACTCTTGCATTTTGCTCCGAGAATCGATCAGCGACTTACTGGGTCCCGCCAAATCCTGTACGGCTGAAAGCAGTGTGTAGTTGGGCCGGTTGTCATGGAGGTCTTCGTTGTCTAGGACGTTCTGTACCCATGCCCCGGAGACGTAAGGGTCTTGTGCGAGTACTGGGGATACCCGGTACATGCTGTTGAAATACGCCTGGGTCTTCTCTGCCTTGTGTTTCTTCAAGGTCGGGTTGATGTCCAGCATTTGTTTATACGCAATGGACTTGTCCCTAGCGTCTAATACCCGGCTAGCACCAATAGTAGTTGCACCGATAGCCCCTGCAGCGACTACTGGAGCGGCACCACCCCAGAACCCTTGGCTCCCGAGGATCTCCTTGGCCTTGCTCCAAAACCCAGCGCTTTTGATGATCCCTTTGGTCGTGGCCCCAAGTGAGTAGGATTTTTCGGTCACCGGTACCCCCCAAAGTTGTGCTGGTAGAGCCACATTTTGCGCTTGTTATTGAGCTTTCTGGCCCCTGCGGATACCCCCAGTGCCCCCCCTCCGAGAACAGCGCCACCACCGATAACCTGTCCGATGGCTTCATTGGCCCCTACCGCTCTAGCTGCGACTCCCCCCAGGGTGGCCCCACCCTTGACGATCTTGGCGCCACCCTTCGCGGTGCCACGCAAGATCTTTCCAAGAATGGCGGCCCCCTGACTGGAAGCTGCTGCGGCCTTGAGCAACTGGATACTGGTCGACATAGTAACTCCGGGTTAGGCCAAAAGAGCCGCAACCCGGGTCAACTCTTGATCGAGTAGCGCGAGCTGCTGGTATGAGGTTACCGCAGACCGCATGTGACCAGCAAACTTGGCAAAGGTAGTGCATACGGGGTGACCGGGGTTTACCTCCCCAGCCACCTTCACTCCCTGAACCGACTCTGCCAGGTAGGCCAGCTTTGGAGCCACCTTTTCCGCCACTTCGGCGTCGATCCGAGCCCACGCCCGGTGGAGGGAATCCATAGAAGCTCCATTCACCGCAGCGCTCTTCACATGGCTTGCAAGATCTACCAAGGCATCCGAAGCCTGGAGCTTGTGAGACTCGATGCTATCGAAGACCTCTTGTCGAGCACCTGACAATCGGCTCTGAAGATGCGCCACCTTGGCGATAGCCCCATCATGGGTCCCCTCGACGCCTACCTCTGGAAAGGGGCTGACATCAGTGAACCCCGGGGACATATCGTAGTCACTCGTTCCCCGCAGAACCTCTGAAGTCCGTGCCGCATTGTTCAGGTTTTGCAAGACCTGGGCGGGATCTGCCGGGCCGTCGTCGATATCGACCACACGAAAATCTCCACACGTGGACGCAAACTTTGCGTTGAAAGCCTCAGTATTCGCATGCTCCACCACGCGACGGACCTGCTCCATGTTCAAGTCTTCTGGACGAACGGATTGCGTCACCGCATCCGTCAATGAAACCCCACAGGAAGACGCAAGCTTAGCGGCCTGCTTTCCAAGCGCTTCGAGATGGGAGGGGGCTACCCCGCTAGAAGTCATACTCAAGGGCATTTTCTGGCTCCAAACAAACGTCCCTACTGTTAGATTACCCTGTAGGATACTCGGAGGGAAGGTTTGACGCTAGATAGCCCAATACATACACGCGACAAGCAGGCCCAATTAATGGATCTGGAGCAGCGCGTGGCCGACCTTGAGGTGCTGTTGAGCGTACCTAGGGGTGCTGAGTCGGCATTACCCCGTCTCCGTAACTTATACTTGGATGTTCGATTAGGGAAGCTCGGAGATACTCCTCGGGATGTTTATCTCTGGGAGCTTGCGATGCTGACCCTCACCCGTACAGCCTGCATCGAGCTGGGGAGAGCAGTGGGCGACCCATTCGTGTGGAGATGGTTCCTTGCCGCCACCCTGAAGTATGCGGCACAGGGATATGACGTAGAGGATACAACGGAGAGAATCAAAGAAGTGTCCCGAGGAATCCTTCAGGTGCAGGGGTTACGGGTATTGGGCCTCGCGGACGCGTCTCATGCAAGGGTCATATCCATCGGAAATAATACAGGAAAATCACCTATTAGAGGGTAGGTGGATCAATATCGATCCCCATATCTAACAAGGTAGGTATCCCATGGGAAAACCCAACGTATCCCCAATCGAAGAAACCAATACCCCCGCAAAGCCCCAAGAGAATAATCAGGTCCTCGAAGGGGTCAATGTGGTCGACATCGCCAAGGAGGTTCGTGAGCGCGGGCAAAAGACGCACTTGCGAGCCGTCGAGGCCAGCAAGAACCTCGGGAACGACGGTCGAAAGGAACTGCAGAAAATCATGCAGAACCAGAAGCCGACCGAGACCGAGTACTACCTCGACATGATGGCCACGTACGGGGAGCTCATGACCGATGAGGAACTCATCAAGTTCTCCGCGACGGTCGAAGCCGCGGCGGCAGAGGCTCTCAAGAAGGGCTCGAAGGCTGTGGTGTTCAAGCCAGAGACGGTGCCATTCGTCTGGAAGACCAAGCACTCAATCATCACGGGAGGCTTCGTGGTGGCCGTTCTGTCAGCCTTCGGGGTGGCACTCCACAAGCGCAACTCCGCGGCTAGCAGCGCAGCCTAAGCGCAGAGCTGCGAACGGCATGGAGAGCTGGGGACCCAAATGGGTTCCCAGTTTCTTTTGCCTACTCAGAAGTTGCCCTGATACATGCTCTCTCTGGCTTGAGCTTCCAAATCGGCTTCCTCCATCCAGAGCTGTTCTGCTTCTTCCATGATCGACATGGGCCCGCTCATATCTTCTTTTAGTGGGGCCATGATGTCTGGTCGGCGGCGGTCAAACATCGACGCAAGGAAACAAAACACCATCGAATGAAACGTGTCATCCGTGGTACCTCTGGGCTTGTCATACCGGGTCATTCGGCGAGCTTCGGAGTAGTCCGATACAATGTTGAGGATGTCTTCTGCAAATGGATACTGGAAGTCCTCCCACGCGGGAAGAAGGATCTTCCTTGATTTGATGGCATTGAATATGTCGCTCATCACAGGAGTTCTGTAAACCAAGTATCGGAAGAGCTTGGACTTATAGATCACCTTTTGCGTTATGGTAAATGCGTATTGAAACTGATGGACCCTCGCGGGTCCATACCGCTCGGTCAGAAGTTTGTTGGGGTAAAACCCCATCCCGTAATCCGCTCCAACGTACTTGATATTGAACTTTTGAATGATGCGATGGAACTCTTCCATCTGCGCACTGGGTTCCGATAGCGGGCCATCGAGCCTTTTGTGCCAAACGAACTGGAACTTCTCGTCTGGACGGACATACCCACCCACGCTGACAACCGTTTGTGAATTTTCCGTCGAAGCCCCGTGATCAATTCCAGCGTATAGCTGGATACTTCGACCTAGCTCTGCAACTTGCTCCTCGTCGATTCGGTATGTGCTGTCGCAAGCACGAATCACCTCGTCCCGAGTGATTGGTTTTGCTCCGGAGTCGTGACTGATTGCCAGGACCTCGTTCATGAACTGTGCTGTTGGGTATCTCTGCTGGGCTTGCAGAATCTCGTCCCATTTCTGTTGGTTCTTTCGAAACCACGGAACCATCAATCGGCAGATGCGGAATCCCTCGAACTCCATCCCCTTTCTCATCTGAACCCATTGGGCTTTAGGGTGCTCAGGGTCTATGGGGTTCCCGCACTTGTCGCAGACTGGTCCGTGCTTTCCAATGTTTTTGAGTCCTAAGACATTCCAGTGCCAAGTCGCGGGATCCTTGGCCCCATGATGTTCACAGGGGATAACCCACTCGTTCATCGAGGACGCTTTGGACCAGTAGTGTTCGATGTTGTTGTCGTATGTTTTTGGGGTCCCCGAGTACACCTTGATGGGGCGCTGGAAATGAGATGCGGTCTCCTCGATGATTGGCATCACATCAACCAAGAGGTCCTGGATTTCATCCGCGTACACTGCATTGACGGACAACCCACGAACACGGTCTGCATTGAGGAAGGCGTACCGCAGGTAAACCTTCGATCGAGTCGCGAACTCCTTCTCAAGAATGTTCATCGTCAGGGATGAGTGGGTCATCGACGCCAGCAGCGGAGATATCTCTACGATGTCGTCGATACGAGTCCTCGAGTACACCGTGGTCTGCATGGCAGACGGGGTGATGAACAAGCTCGTGTACATCGTGTTCATGCAACTCGCTGCGAGCTGTTTATTCGCGATCGTCGTGCTCTTCTCCGATTGCCGTGAACACATGAGCAGTATGTTTTGAGATGGGGTGTCGTAAATACGGCGAAGGTACTCGCGTTCTGCAAATGAGATGTTGGTGGCGATCCCCCTGTCCCCGTCCTTGATCCGAACAAAACGAGACACCCAGTCGCTTGGAGGGATACGAATCCGAGACCCAATCCGTTTGTCTCCCCTATCGAACGGGTCCGACCTGCTGTAGGCTGAGCTAGTGAGTGGGTTACCCGTTAGTCTAGATACCATCGACGGGTTCCTGTTGAAGCTCCTCGGAGAGTCGATTGCTAGTACCCGCCGTGGCCCAGATGGTGCTCGTTGGTATCAGTTCAAAGTGTCCCCACCGGAATCTTTGAAATCGGACATCCGAGACTACGTCAAAAACTGGGGGAAGCATCACCAGGTCCCAGTATCTGTGGCCTTCCCCAAGGCTTTCACGATGCGCCTTCGGGTACGTAAGCCCCAAGAGCACTGAGATACTCCTCGGCCCTATCTATCGGAGGGGATATAGCTGCGCCTGCACCGGGAACGATCACGTAATAACTGTCGAGCTCGGGGGTATACCCACCCTTCACCTTGTACCGGTCGAGCGGGTAGTAGCGCCCAGTCACCTCATTCAATCGATCCACCATCTGAAATGACTCATCCCAAGTGCTATCGGGTGGGGCGAAGAAATGGAATACCATCGCGTCGTCGTCCGTGCGCACCCCGTAAGCAACCAAAAACTTCTCATGCACGAAGCTTTGGATGTCTGGGATATGCGTCTCGAGCCCAGAAAGTGGGCGCATGTCCATGTCTTCGAGGGTGGCTTCTCTGGTCACTACTGAGACTCCTCTGCTGGCACATCAATGATGGAGTCCGAGCCCAACCGAGGGAGGTCCTCGTACCCAGGCAAGCTGGGGCTTGCGTAGTCGGCCTCCAGGCGACGGAACTCTTCTAGGAGGTCGGCCCCCCCGCCACGGCGTTTGTCGAGCTCATTGTCGGCTTTGATGATCATATCTAGGCTTTGTAGCGCCCCAAGCGTGTTGCCCGCATGTGGGGTCCCTAGGGCGTGGTTCATGAACATTCGAAAGGCGTACTCTCGCGCTGTGGCGTAAATGACAACGCTCGGGGTTTCCCCGGCACCGGCTTGATCTGCCGCATTCACAGCTAGGGCGACACCACCTACAGTTCTGGGAGCCTTGAGGGCTGTGACCATGTCGTCCGTGCGACCGGGGACCCAGGAGATCAGATACCGGGCCCATTGGTCCCGGTCAACCGCGTCGTAGTTCCAAAAGTAATGCGAGAATAGTTGCAGAACCCTTGGGTTCATATCTCGTTGGTGCATACCAAACCGTCTACGGGTTCGTTGCGCAATGCTCTTGATATTGAGCGCGGATAGCAGAAGCGTGCACACCATTCTCCGCGGACCTGGGTTATCGAGAAGGCTTCTGGCGGACCGCATATAAGGGCCATTGGCCCAGATATCTCGGATCCCCCATTTCCTCAGAAACTCAGTAGTCCTGTCGTTTGGGCTCAAGGGGCTAAACTTTGGAGGAATACTGAGGCGGCGCTTGGCCACTTCTAGATCATGCAGAAAGACTTCTAGCTCAGCATCCGTGGGGGGTGAGGGTAGCCCCAAATCCCGGATGGTATCCACGATCTGCGTGAGCCTAGAAGACCGGCGACTCAGCAAGTAGTAAATGAAGTGTCGAGAGGGGTGCTGCACGGCCTGTTAGTTTGCCGTCTCAGTCACCTTTCGAAGCGCCAAGGCGCGGAGTCCTTGAATCACTTCATCAATGGAACGAGCGGCTCGGCTGGTAGCATACTCCGGTATTTCGCTGATTCCAAGACGTGATGCGAGCAGTAACTCACACAGTAGATTGGTACATTTGTCGAAGTAGGGAATGTGGGCAATGAAAACCCGGACATTCTCCGAGTTGATGAACTGAAGCCCTAGCACCCCATCAACGGTGGTGGCGTCTGGAAGGACCGACGCCTCTTTGATTAGGTTGCGACGAAGTGCTCGAACATCTCGGCTAGCAGAAGCAACCTTGGCCCGGTGGGAAGCTATCGTATGGGGTGCCAGGGATACATCCCGAACCCCGTACACGGAAACCCCTTGGCCGTAGCTTGCCTGCTTTAGTACTTGATGGGCCTCGTCAGCCCCACACCCAGCCGCGCATAGAGTGAACACAGCGTCATCGTAAGACATACGAGAGGGGACGGATGCCGCAAGCTTGGGGATCCCGTAGCTTCGGCTCGAGAAATAATCCCCGTCCCCATACACCACAAACTCAGTCCTGCTGGTGTGGGCCGCGGTTTTGTCGAGTCCTCCCACCCTATCAACGAGGGCCACTGCCGATTCTTTGTCGACCGAAAGGAACTGGGTTGTGTCTGGGAGAGAGATTTCCCCCTGCATGGATACCAGCTTCTTGACCCCAGGGACAATGCGGATGGTGCGATCATCCCCAGTGAGGGTTCGAACTGCGTACCCCTTTCCTACGCTTGAGTCTGAAGACCCAAGAACTGCGACGGGCACGGTGGCATCGATCTTTCCGCCCGAAATGGTGAAGAACACACCCGTCCCCTGGGGCTCTACACTCGGAAGGTCCGTCCCTGAGGCAACAGGGGCGCCTACGATCTCGTTCTGGACAGCGGACTCCGACCCGTTGGTGAATACACTCAGCGGGAGACGAATACCATCGAAGTCTACGAGGTTTGGGAGGACCCAACCTGTTAGGTCTCGCCCGTCTATCGTTCGAACCTTGTAGATCCCTGGGGTCTTGACTGGCCCCCATTCCGACTTGTCGATTGCCAGGGCGTCTGAGTCCAGTGCTCGCTCAGACACGGTGACCGTGCCCTCTTTATCGACCTTTACGGCCACATCCTCACTCGCCATTTTGATGAGGTCCCGGCGGGTGAGATCAATCTTGGTGGGGCTATAGTGATCACGACTGGCGGATTTGGCCCAATAGGTGCCATCCCTATTCGACCCGAACTGCATAACGTGGGTAGGGTGGATGTCGCCAACAACACGATAGAGGTCAAGGGTGTTACTCCTTGCGGTCTTCTCTACCCCTGAAAGAACCTGTAGCGCCCCAAGAAACACCGTGTTTTTGCTGGCCTGCTTGGTCAGTGCAGAGTCCGAACACAGCGTCCGAGTCATCTCATCTATGTCCGGGCGAAGGGCTGTGGACGAAACCACTTCGGAAAGCAATGGGTACAAGGACTGGGCCGAGGAATATTTCATCCCGTTCCCCTCAATCACGCTGGAACCCATGGTCCCGATGCCGGCGCTCTCCCCAATCCCAAAAATGTCTCGAATACTATTGTCCCCCAAGTCTTTGGACACCATCTCAAAAGTCTCTGGGCGGAACAGAGCTTCCCGGAGGCGCACCTCGGTCAGTGGGTAGACCTTCCCCGACTCAGACATGATCAAATCGAGGGGGGACATCTCGTTATTTTTGATGATGAGAGGGACCAGAACCCTCTTTGGAGGCCTGGAAACCGGGACCTCTAACGTCAATCCTGACTGAGTGGCGTTTGTGAGGATGATAAGCCCCAGAGCAGTGCCAGCCGTGTCGTCAGAATGGAGAATCTTCACGCTGGGCGCGTACTCCATTGCGTAGGGAGCCTGCTTCGACAGCTCCTTCAAGATCGAGTGCGTCCACTCGTCTTGGTTCTCGGGCACAGGAGTTGCGGTCTTCGTGTGTCCAAAGACTAATTTTTCCTCAGGAAGGAACAGGTTCATGGTCATATCGTACCGTAAATGTGGTTACTTCAGGAAGACTACACTCGAGAGTATGTCTGTGAGGGCCTTCGCTGCTGCTGGGTTGAGGTTTACTGGTCCCCCGGCGGTGCCAGGGGGAGCTATAAATGGGCGGGACCCCACCCATGCGAGAAACTTGTACCCGAGTAATCCAGGTTCTGTCGCATTTAGGCTTCCTACGGATACCTTGGCCCCCTTGACGCCGACGTTTCCAACTGCATCTACCTCAAAGTCTCCGCCAACCTTGTGGGCCTCGTCCCCATCCACACTGACACTTCGATCCCCGGAGACACTAAGGGAGTCATCACCCTTGATCGTGATGTCCCGGCTAGCCCCAATGAGCTCGGTCACATCGCCCGATGTGGCCACTAGAAGCCGGTAAACCTCGCCCTCCACAGATCCATCCTGACGAGAAATACCCTGAGGCGCCACCACAACCTCCCAAGCGGTCTTGTCGGACCCGTCCCCGCCCTGAAGCGGATAGTGCGTGATGCGGAGAGATGCCTTGGCGTCCTGGGCGAACTCATTCATGTGGAACGTATACGTAGCCGGGGCATTCGAAGATGGGTCGTCCTCACTCCTACCCACTGTCCAGGACACATCCCCACCAAAAGTTGTCAGATCGTAGTTCTCTGCGAAGTCTTTGATGTAGTTGAGGATAGGCAGATAGATGCGCTGCGCTACCGGGGTAGCCCCAAGTTGAAGGACCCCGCCCCTACGCAAGATGATGAAGTTCTCGTCCCGTGTGGTGAACCCAATATCCCCTGGGTTTAGATCTGGGCGGTTTGATTTGAAGCTGGCGTCTGTCTCAGACCCCTCGCCGTCCTCGGTACTCTGTATGGGTTCCCCATCATCGGACCGGAGCTCAGAGGCCGCCCCAATGTACCCCATGATGAAGGGGGGGCTGTTGTCTGAGGGCCATGCGAGGAAACACTTCGCCCCCACTTCAGGTAGATGGTGGATCCCCTCTCCGTTGGCATAGTGGTGGTACGGGGCGAGGCATTGGATGTCTAGAACGTCTTTGGAGCTGTGTGTGGTGGTCACAGCAACAGTGTACGTGCTCCGATTGACATCGGAGATCGTCGCCTCTTCACACCTAAAGTGCGAGTAGGCCCTATGGGAGGGTGCGTCCTTAGTGCGTGCCACTACTTCCGCCAGCCAAAGATGTTACCTAGAAGCCCCCCACGAGCCAGTGTGGGAACCGGATGATCCCCGCCAAATAGGGTCTTGTGCCCTTGCTGCGCAGCACGCTGCAGGGTTGTGGAGATTCGGCTCCCTCCAAGACGGGCCATCCAATCGGGTTGACCCCGCAGGGGCTGCATCTCGATAGAGGTCATTACTGGGTCAGCCTTGATAGGTTTCCCATTCTTGAGCTCGGTTCGGTTGAGCTCATCGATGACCTGCTTCTTTACTCGGTCCCCTCGAACAAACCCTGGGTAGCTCCCTGGGTCCGTGACCTTCATGAGGCTTGTGCTGTTACGCACCGTCAGCTCCGCATGACGACGCAAAACCCCGGCCTTTGAATAGATATCCCCGACTGTAGAGGCCATCTGATTTTGCATAGCGCTATGCCCTTGTGTTTTCAAAATGTCGGACATGTGCGGGTCCCCGGAGCTGAGGGGGTCCCCCTTTTTGAACTGATAGCCAGCTTTCACAGCTGGTAGCGGGGGCTGCCGACTGTAGATATTCTGAGCTTTTCCCCCGACGTCTGTCTTGATATCCCAACCGCCTGTGGGTCGTTTGAGGATAGAAACGACGCTCCCCGAGCCCGACGCCAACTGGGCATTGCGCTCATTCTTTGGACGGGCGCTGAAGAGGGCCTCCACTCTATCGAACTCATCGAGTTCCTGGGGGTCAGTGCTCACGATACCTGCCCCATGGGTCTGCTTGAGCATGAGCTGAGTCGCTCTCTCCCCAATCGCATGTGCGGAGACAATCCCAGCTGGCTCACCCTCTTCATAGTCTCTTCCAGCGGAGTGCCTCCCCATACATTTTGCACAGACGCCTTGAGGCATACGGCACTTCAGTGGGGATCGGACTGGGACCTTCCCCACATTGGCAGCAGCTAGGTCTCTGGCTATTTCGGGGGTTACAAGCGTTCCAGCCCGGATTGACTTCCCCTTGATCGAGATGGGGCCGGAAGTGTACCGGTCAACAACATCACGATCTTTGACGGAAAGCAGAATGCCTTGAGTGGTCCCGCAATCCTTACTGGAGATGTTCTGATCCTCATTGACGTGCATGAGGTTCTTGGAAAAGAATCCAGGCCGGCTGGTTGCTTTGACCTTCTGCAGAAGTCCACGTCTGGCCCCAGACGCCTGCAGAAAATACCCGCCCAGATCTACGCCCTCTGAAAAGCTCTTGGTGATTGGGGCCTTCGAGGGATTCCCTTGGTGGTCCTGAACAAGCATCGGGGCCATCAACGTGCCCTGAAACTGCTCCCTCTTGGCTTTGATTCCAGACACCGCCATATCGGATACGTTGGTTGGGTGCTTGGCATAATGACTTCCATACGCGTTGTGAAGCTTCCGGGTGGCATCCAACCATACCTCCGTGGACCCCTCCTGGTCCCCCTTGTCGAACAAGGCTTTGGCTTTGGGGGCCGCAGTGTTGATAATCTTGTCCCGGAGCTTCCGTTGAGGCGTGATGTCCTTCATCGTAACGGAATGGCCGCTCTCGTAGGCCATCTTGAACCCGAGCTGGCTCATCTGGTCGACGGTGTCCCTAAACTTGGCGGGGGAACCGTTCTTTGCTAGGTCCTGGGCCACCGACTTCTGCCACGACCGGTCCAAGGGCTTGTCGAGATTGGTGAGGACATCCTTTCTATACTTATCGGGTACCACCTCGGCGGTTCTAACCCGCCCAAGAGTTGTCTTCCCGATTCCAGGAATATGGATCTTTTGATTCAGATCCAGCTTGTTCTGGTAAAACAACTCCTCGGCATGCTTGGCGTCTCGAATCTTGCCCTTGTACTCACCACGCGGGATCGACATCCGGTACAGAGAGAGGGCGGACTCATTCGCAGGAACCGACACCACCTCCCCCGAGCTCGGGTTTATTGGCCGGGCAGACGGGAGCACACGCCTCGTCTCTTCGATGGCTGCCTTACTCAACGGGGCCATAAGAGTGACGGTATCCCATACGATGACCTGGTTGCTCAGCATAAAGGTATAGGGCCCAGGCACTGTCAGATCGTACATTTCGATCTTGCCCCCGGAGGACTCCACCAAATCGATACGATCCCAAGTCACATCCGAGTTGGAGCAGACGTCGATGAAGTTTCTTCCGTGTTCATGAGATAGAATCTCTTCTTTGTAATCAAGGATAAGGGTTGTCGCATAGTACCGATTCGTCCAACACAGACCCTGCTTGGCGATCTTACGGAGGGCTGCGTACATCGTCCCACCGAGTCGATTGGCTCCAATCTTCGATAGGTGATTGGCCAAATCGGGCGACATCGGCACCATATCGAGCTTCATGGACTGCGAAGACGGCTTGAACGTCTTCGCTTGGAGCTGAGAGAATGCCTCCGCCTTTTTCTCCATGCTCAACGTGAGGGGCAGGGGTTGTAAGTCCTGCGTCCAGAACGACATGTTGTAGTACGGGCCATCAATCACTGGCTCTAGATCTTTATGCCGCCTGCGTTCTTTGGTGTAGGTGCCACAGCCAGTACGAACCCCCAGAGAGGTTGCCAAAAGTGCGATGTGATCAGCCAGCTCCTGGGACTTCGTCGTGTACAGCACCGAGAACCGGTCATTTTTGTCATGAGAAACAGACCCGTCGGAATCGATAAGCCCGGATAGGAGCCCGCGGCGAAACTCCTCTGTGGTTTCGAGGAAGAAATCAGGAAGATGCTTATTCTCTGCGCCCTTGCCAATGAGATCCTCAATGACGTAGGCGAGCTCTGCACAGCAATACGTTAGTTTGATGTTCTCGGAGCCCCGCTCAACCCCATATCCGGTCCGGGTGTGCCCCTCATGGAGGTCTGGGACGAGTCGCTGTAACGTCCTTGTGAGACGTACTCGGATCCCCTCGTGTTGTCCCTTGCTACAACAGACCTGTGCGAGATCGTCGCCATTACCGGACACCCACCCGTCACCAGCTAGCATTCCGATGGCCCAGCCAAAATCCTCATCGAGATCTATCTCTGATGCCAGACGGCCTTTGGGCCCACCCATCTCTGAGATATCAAGAACCTCGATCGGATCGGCACATGAGGCGAACTTCTTGGGCCGAGGAACCATCCAGCCTCTCGCCTCCCCTGGGACCGCCTTGCGAAGCTCCATCGTCGAAGGGTCCATACAGAACAGGCTATGGTCTTTGGAGCACTCTACAGTCCTTCCAGAGCTCGTAGTGACCTTCACAAGCTCTAGGTTCGGGTGGACGGAGAACTCACTCACCTCGTACGGCTGAACAGCCTCATTGGGGTCTGTTCCAAGAGCCATGACTTGAACCCCGCGAGGTACTTCGTAGTAGAGGTTTCCTCGCTCGTTCTTTCGCGGTTTTCCGATGCGGGGAAAGTTCGCAATATCGATGGAAATCCACTGACCCTTTTCACCAGCACTGATTTTGGTACCCCGTACAAATGCCATGGCCAACTCCTCCATATTTGGGGCGTGGATGCCCAGTTCCTGGAGAAGTACCATTGCTTCGCTCTTGTATCTACACCTAAATTTGGGGTTGGAAACTCGGATTAGTACGTTACCAATGCAGGAATCCCCGTCAAAGTCGCCTCCAAGTGGAGGAAGCACCAGTGGGCTCACCTTCACGGAGGGGGAGTCGGTGAGTCTAATGTTCTGGCCAAGGATGCTGTGCTGATGCAGGACAGGGTCCCGCTTCATCAACACTGGGCGCTCTTCCACCTCCTTTTGGAGATGTTTCATGGCCACTGGGTCCTTCTGAGAGATCATCTTGTGGGCTTCGATTGGGTCGTACCCAGCCTGAATGAGGCGACGGGTCACCATCGGCCGGTAGAGCTCTGCAGCAACCTTCTTCGGAACCCCAATCTCGTCCATGCTGAGGCTGGGGTCTCCTGTGATCGCGACACGGGCCGTATAGTCCATGCGCTTGCCGAGAACCTTGGACTGAAAGAACCCGGTCTTAGGCTGAGTCCCGTGGATCATATGCAGGATTCCCGGTAGCTTCTTTTTCGGGTCTTCCTGCGTGCCGCGGACATCAAGGCTAGACGCCTGAGAGCCCTTGGCAGTGGTTCCCATGAGGTTCTCTAGCTCTTGGTAGAGGCCCAACCTAGTATCTGTGTTGGTGTCGTACGGGACTTTGGAATCCCCCGACTTGAGAGACTGGTTCACGATCCCGAGACGTCGATATAGATCTGTAGTGGGGGAGATCTTACTCGTCCCGTCCACAAGTCGGGTCATCGGGCGCATTACCGGTGGAAGCACCGGAACGTGCTTCATCGTGTACGCCTCATCCGCCTTGAGCTTTTTGTCACTGAGGAGCTTGAGCGCCCTGTATTTGTCGTGAAGCTTGGTGACCTCGGAATCCTTGGTCTTCGGGTCGTGGAGCAGCTTATACGTCGCGTCGAGCTCCTTTTGAACGTCCACTTTCGCGAGCGCGTCCTTGATCGCCTTGCCGCCAAACTTGCCGTTTGCGAGCTTGGATTCCCCGGATATCACCTTGGACAGCTCCCCGTGCTTGAGCCCCAAGAGCTGCTCAACCGGCTTGGCGAAGACAGGATTGGGCATCGGCTCGGCGAGGGTGATATGTGACCAGTGCTTGCCCTGCGGGCCCCCGGTCTTCTCGTAGTCGTAGAGCCCCCCCTTCATCGGGGCATCATCTTTGGCGCGGACAGTCAGGTTTGGCCGGGAGAGCTCCCCCATACTCGACGCAAGAACCTGTTTGTCCGTCTGCGGGGTTAGCTGGATCTCGTTGCCGCTCTTTTCAAGGTTGATACCGGCACCCCGAAGAAGGTTCTCGAACTTCTTATACGCAAATGGGACCTTTGGGGTGGGTAGCGGCGTACCGTTTGTGAGTGCGTCCCAAGCATCCGCGGCCTGATCCGAATCGCTTTTAAGCGTGGACATCTCCTGGAGGTTGTGTTTGAGACCGGATGCGATAGCCCCATACATCCCAAGTGTTCCGAGAGACTGTGCCCCTGACTTGCCGCCGCCTTTGGGCTGCTGGTTGTCTACGTCGTAGAGGAGAGGGGTTGCACCAGCCTCTTGCGGGATCCAACCGCCTCCACGAGCTTGCGTCTTCTTGTCGATCTGGTGTTTGAGCTGAATGAGGTAGTGCGGGCCTACCGTGATGTCCTTCATCTTCCGGCCCGTTGTGGGGTCGGTCAGGGTCTCTGTCTCCTTCAAGCCATGAGACTTGAGGTCCTTTCGAACTTGCTCCAGGTAATCTACACCGGTTTCGAAGTTTTTGACCTTGTACGGCTTCCCCGTTTTCTCAGCGATCTTTCCGGCTGCGGTTTCAAGTATCTGCCCAGTGTTCATGCGACCCACGACGCTGGCCGGGTTGATCATGACCTGGACAGGGGTCCCCTTTTCATCGTGCGGCATAAGTTCGTCAGGCCGAATCTCTGCCACGAGCCCCTTGGCGGCATGCCGTGTCGACAGTTTTGATCCGATTTGCATCGGCTCCACGGTTTTGACGTGCACGACAACGTCTTTACCGCTTCTGGCCACCCGAACGACCTCCCCCTCGTGATCCGAATCCCAAGTCTGCGCTGCGCTCGTGAATCGATCTCTGAACCGCTTTTGAAGACGGCGGCGAGCCCTCTCGTCCGCTCCTTGCGGGAGGGCTACCTCGTTCAGCGCCAGAACCAGGGGATCTCCTGGTTTCACCTTCGTACCTACCGCGATGACACCGTCGTCTCCGATGTTGTCGTACTTGGCCTTGTCAAAGTCCGCATACCGATGCGAGAGAAACGACTTCTTCCCCATCTTGATTCCATCCCCCAGATACAGGGATGGTTTGTACAAATGCTCTGAGGAAAGCTTCCTGGCTGCCGATTCGCTGATCGTGATCCCATCCTCATGGTTGGTGCCACTTGCGAGATAGGCAGTGCGTAGGTTGGTCCCGAGGGCGAGGGTGCCATCCTTAGTGAACGAGTTGTCGGCGATGGTTTGGTCCGCCCTGACCTTGTCCCCCACCTTCACAAGGGGGGTTGAGTGCACCTGGGCCTTGGCATCATTTAGTGGGTAGTGGTCGTATATCTGGGTGGTGTGCTTCTTGCCGTCCTTGCCCTTGATGACGATTTCATCCTTTTTGACGGACACAACCTCCCCATCCACCTTGGCCTTGTGGCCCATAAATGTGGAACCAATGTGTTCCTCATAGGTTCGTCCGGACTTTCTCCCAGCAACAGATTGGACCAGGGGGGCCTCACGGCCCGTGATGCTAATGGCTTGGGCCATATGGCGAGCTGACATCGTGGTCCGGCCCGCGGAGTCGTTCTGCATGAATGGAACGAGGTTGGTCTCGGCAGAAAAGACCTGCCCTGCATCGGGGAGGACGTACTCTGCGTCCCCCCATTTGCCATCCTTGATCTCGCCCGTTCTGTCATTCACACGAACGTTCGATTTGATGGGGACGGGTTTCCCGTTGCGCCAGGTCACCTGATCTGGAAGGACCACCGTGCTCCGAGCGGCCTTGGCCGCGTCGACGAGCTCGGGTTTCCCCGTCTTCATGTTGAACATTTTGACGTAGGGCTTTCGATCCTTGACCGTTACCCCAGCTGCAAGATGGGTTGTGGCCCCTGGGTCCCCTTCCGGAGTGTACGTAGGGTCAATGAATCCCATGTGACTTGGGTCAATAGCCGTGTTGCTCTCCGAGATCGCATTAGCGTTTGTGATACCACCAGGCCCTGAGATGGTGGTCGATGTCCTATCCCCTAGAAGGGAGATGGGATTGGTCTGCCCACTGCTGTTGGCCAGAGAAGTGGCAAATACTCCGTATATGGGCTTTCTAACCAGGTCGGGAAGGAACACGTCCCGAAGCACATTAGGGTCCTTGTCTCGAATCGCTTTCTGCACGGATGGCTTCGACAAGGACTTGGTGACCCTGTTTCGAATGTTCTCTCTGCTGAGCCGAATGCGATCGGCGATATGGTCCCCTGGGGTCCACAGCTCTTTGTACTCAAGAGAGTCTATCGGGTCTGGACGTACAGTCCCTGCACCTACGTCGTGTATCTTTTTGGTGGCCGCCAAAAGCATGGAGCCGTTGACCTTGCTGGAACGGACGCCAAGATTTCTCTCTGCGATATCCGCATCTAGTTTCGTATTGGAAAATAGCTCTTTGGTTGCTTGGGTAAGATCCGCATTCTTGGCCAACCCCCGGCCCTTCCAAACCTCATAGAGAGACCGAATGTTATTCTCCGGGTCTGACTTCTTCTTGGCGGTATCGAAGATGTCTTTCCCCCAGGCGTCTTCCATCTGCTGGTCCGTAACACCCTGATACTTCAGGACCGAGTACATGGGGATCTTCCGGCCCTTGATGGACATCCAAGTGTCCCCAGACTTGGGGTCCATGTCTATTTTGAAGGCCGGCCCCTTGGCCAGTTGAAACTGCGCACGGACCTCGTCTGGCTTGCCTGTTGGCTTTACATAGGCGCCCGGGCGAAGCCGCCATTGGTTCGACAGAGACTTTTCTTTGCCACCTACGATGTAGGTGTAGTGCCTGGTTGTCCGAGGGACAGACCCAATCGTGTGATTGGGGCGCTCCATAAGGACCTCCCCAGTCGCTTTGTCCTTGATCTGTAGAGTTGCTGTGATGGGGGACGCCCAAGTCTTCCCCTCGGTCCGGGCGGCTAGTTGCCCCTTGATGTCGTCGACATCCTCCGCCCCTTTGCCGACTTTGATGCCCTTTACATGAACCTCAAACTGCCCCTTCGAGTCTTCGATGGGGAAGGTCTCCTTGAGCTCTTGTACGATCTTCTTCCCAAGTTCGTCGTGTTGTTCTTGGGCTGAGTTTATAAGCACTTCCGGAGTTTACTTCCCATGTATGACCAGGGTCAACGGATGATGGTTTCGCCTATAAGAGGTCAGGAGACATACCATGCGCCCACTGGCACAAAACCAAACAGGAAAGAGTACCGAAGACTACGAAGAAGGGTTACTCGAGTTCTTCGAGGAAGAGTTCAAGAAGTGATTCAAAGGGGGTGTTGCAGTGGCAGGCACCCCCTTTTTTGCCTACCCCGTGCGGCGCGGGGGCAGGACCTCTGGCATAGGGCGCATATCGATGGGGTTACCGCCGCCATTACCGCCGCCACTAAGCAGATTTTCGGCCATGGCGGCCTGGTCTAGAGACATCCCACCTGGGCCAAGGATGTTTGACCCAACGATTTGTTGGAGTTGCGGGGGAGCTGACTCGGCCTGTGCCCGCTCGTGCTTTGCCATCTCTAAGTCTCTGGTGGAGGCCATCGCAATCTCGGCCCTAGCCTGCGCCTTGGCTTGTATGACCTGAACATCCCCCATGATCTCTGCGCTGAGGATCTGCTGCTTCCGAACCCCCTCAGCTCGGAGACCCACCTCTTTCGACATCATCTTGGACTCTGCTTCAATATCGAAATCCGAAGCGGAAAGAAGAGTTGTGTCCGAAAGCTTCCCAGCCTGGTTGAGCTGGAAGTTCATTTGAAGGCGTTGGAGGTCGTCCGCCATCCGAAAGGGCTTGAACTTGGCTTCGGGGGTGGGCCAACCAAGGAAGGCACCTATCCGCTTAATCGCCCAGTGTAGGAGTCGATGCTGGGATTGAACATTGGACAGGAAGAAGTTCTCGAGCATACGCATCGAGACGCTCGATCCAGCGTAGTTCCCATTGCCAAACACAAGATCCGGGATGAAGCCCATGCCAACGGCAATGTGCTCGGCAACCTGCTGGATCTCCGGCATGAGGAGTAGAGACCTACCTTGCCCACCGATGGACTGGTGCCCGATCGGAAATGGCACAATAGCGGTGTAGGCTGGGTCCATTCGTTGTCGTGCAAGCTCAACGCGAACCTTGTCCCGCCATTGGCTCAAATCGACGCTGGAAAAGGGGTCCACTCCTTGAGCTGCGGGCTGCGGATAAATGAAGTTCTGAGGGACGATATGTTCGAGAAGGATACTGTTATGGGTGGCTATCCCCGGAACACAGAACGTGTGCTCGTTGGCAACCTCGATGCTCACCACCTCAGGACACTGACCATGATCTATGTGCTTCACACGGGACAGGTAATGGTCGTGGAAAAAGAATCCATCAGAATCACCTCGTACGTCACACGGTACTTCGCCATCCATTAGAGCGAGGAGCCTAGTGTTAGACTCCCTGCTCC